CTCAAACTGGTAGCGCGCCGTAATCTGCTTATAAAGATGCGGGAGCATTGCTTTGGCGCTCTCGATGACGTCAGGCTGGGTGATGAAGCGCATGTAAGCATCGCCAGCGTGGCCGGCATTTCGCTCCAATCCCCTTCGCAGGTCGTCACCTTGGCTCGCGAGCCGCGTGTCGAACGCGACGGGGAGTTCGATGACCCTGAATTGCATCGCATCTTGGTTCTCCGGGTTCGCCATCAGTTGCTCAACAAGAGACTTGTTCGAGGCAGTGAACAGCAGCGTCTGCCACTCGGCTTTTTGCTGCCTCAACCCGCCGTCTGTCGTGGCGCGTGCCCGGTCGCGGCCGTTTGTGAAGTCCTGAATATACTCGTAGAGCACAACAGGGTCTTTCATCATGATCTCGTCGTAGACCACTGGCAGGTTGCCCATTGCGCCAAGCAAGATGCCCTTGGCGTTCATCGTGTCGCGGTTGGTAATCTTGAGTCCTTTTATTTCGCCCCACACCGACGCGACAGCTTCGAGGGTTGTGGTCTTGCCGCGCGCGCTCTCGGGCGTCACTAGGGACACGATCGCCCCGCCTTCGTCGTGATGGTGCAGCTTCATAAACGGCGCGGCGAACGACGCGAGCAACGCGAACGACTGCGCCTCACTGCCGGCCTGGAACAACGTGTTTGCTGCCAAGCTCCATTCCTGCAGCGAGCCCTTCGGCTTAGGCCCCAAGAACCGTGCACGTTCGGTCAGCAGGTTGGTGATCGCTGCAGGCTTAACTTCACCGCCTTCATATAGCGTGCTGCCAACGACAAACCCGCGCTCGTCATTCTTCCAACCGTATTGCTCGAACCGCGTCCCCGGTACCGTCTGATCCGTCAACATCTTTTGCGCCTTTTGGGTGTACTGCTTAAACATATCCATGTCGAAGATGATCGCGCCGCTCTCGGCGAGCTTGGACCTGCCGGTTGGGCCCTGCAGCTCACCTGCGCCGATCTTAATTTCTTGGACCTTCTGGTTAGGCATCCAATGGTGATAGCAAAGCGAGTAGCGCTCGCCGTCTTCGCTGGTTTGCACGGCCGCCAGATAGATCGGGTAGGGACTGACGATGCGCTCGACCGGCTGACCGTTTTTCTCAGTCGCGAAGACTAGCCCGTCGTATCGGACGGTGTATCCGTCGACTGCGAGACACCCTTTGCTTTCCAATATCGTTGTAGTGCGGCCCCCATCGCCATTTCCAGTTGAGGGGGGTTCAAACTTGGGAATTTCTGACTCATCTCGGAAAGAAGCACGGCCAAGCTGTAGGGGTGTGGTGACACGATCAGCGTACGGGCAGCCCACGCAACTGCCCGGGTTAATACTTCTAAAGTGATCACATCTCGTTGGGGCAATATCTCCGTTTTCTTTTTGAGCAAATTTTCTGTCGATTGCGGAGTGCCACTCTGGACTAGCGCATTCGTAAGCGAAGTCTCTACCCCCCGTAGCGTGTCGAAGAACACCGACTGCGGCATACCAGTCAGGATCGCTAACTTGCCCACGTGTCTCAAACAGTCGCGCAACTTGATTGCATCGCTCGTATATAAGGTCAACGTCAGACGGTTCTTCTCGGAAGATGCCGGCGGTTCCGCGGGCGAGCATGTCTCTGCGGGCGGCCCCCACACCGGCGCGTCCAAGTTGTCCCCCCTGCGGGAGCACGAATGGGGTAGCTGGTCGTTGTACATTGCCCAGCACAGCGGACATCGGACCTGCATTGATCGCTCCCAAATCCTCGGCAAGATCGAATGGCCCAACCAGCTCGCCTACTTGGACGAGCGCATGGCCGCCGTGCTTGCGATTGTATGTCCCGGGGGGACGAAGTACCGACGCCAGATCACGAGACCGAGTGGGGTCGACGTGAAGCCCGTGCTCTTTACAAAGCTTAAATAGCCTTTCGGCACAGGCGCGCCAGCGTACAGGATCAAGAGCCTCGACCAGCGGCCAATACGTATGTAGACCTGAACCCGAGCCGACGATGACCGGCATAGGTAGATGTGTCGCAGTGCAGAAGCGACACACGGCTTCATAGGCGGCTTGGGGCGTGGCGTAGTGCTTGCCTTCTCCAGCATCCAAGTCTTGCCAGAAAGATCGCGCAGCGAGTGCATTGTCAGCCTTCCTGTTGTCCGACGTTTTGAATGACGAACACGCGTGGTAGGCAGCGAAGCCGAGCGCGTCTTGTGCTGTGAGGTAGTTCGCAAGATCTTCGAACGTGGCGAAAAACCTGTTGAACGCTCGACCTTCGCTTATCAGAGTGGCGCATTTTAACCCTTCATCCGGCAGGACGTGCTGCAGGAACTCTAGGATGTTTGCCACTCCGAAGCCCCTTTATGTAATCTGGTCTTGCCAGTTGGTTCTTGATTGGCGGGATGGGAAATCCGTCCCGCGCTTTGATGCGCGCTTCGAGATAGTCGAGCCTCTTCATGATGAAGCCGGAAGGCAAGTCCCGAGCTTCGTTCCCCAGCAAGACCCATGCGCGCACCGTCGACCGTGGGCGTTCGAACCAGTGGTGCAGGTCGGCGATGGTCATGTCACCATGCTTGATGCACCACTGCAAGCGCTCGCTGAACGTTTTCATGCTTGACCCTTATTTGGTGGGAAGGCCGAACGCCGTGTCTAGGTTTAGTGCCATGGCCGCGTCGACACCTGCCGGGGCCTGCACACCGAAGTCAGGCGTTGGCTGCGGCGCGGCCGCCGGCTGTGGTGTCCGATCAAGGAACGGCGGGATGTCCGGGCTCGCGGCCGGCGGCGTGAACGGAAGCGGCGGGGCTCCGCTCGGCTGACCGGGCGGGATGACCTCTTGGTGCGTCACCTGCTGGGGAGGCACGAACGTAGGCGCTGCGGGAGGCGCGACGAACGCAGGCGCCACCGGCTGCGCGGGCTGCTGGGGAGGCGCAGCGAACGGGGGTGCCTGTTGCTGCACGGGCGGCTGTGGGACCGCACCAGCGGCCGCGGCAGCGTCTGCAGCCATTTGTTCCTTCGACCGTCGCGTCCGTTTCGGCTTTTCAGGTTCAGTAGGGGATGCAGTCGGAGCAGGCCCAGCCGGTACGGGTTGCTGCTGTGGCGGGACGAAACCAGTCGCCCCGGGTGCTGCCGCATTCGGGGCAATGTTCGTCTGCGGTGGGGCGAAAGGGGGCGCCGCCTGCGGCTGGTGGGTAACCTGTTGCACGGGCTGTTGCTGCGGGGGCTGAAACTGTTGCGGCTGCGGCGCTGCAGCAGATGCGGCGAGCTGCCGGGCCTTCCATTGCTCGGGATCAATCGGGCGATCCTGATCCCCGACAATCTCCCCGTGCACATCAGGATGGTCCCACAGCGAATTGAGCTGCTGTTCCTGCGGCGTGCCAGCGACCATGCCAACGGGCTTGAACTGCAGTACACCCATTGTGTTTGGCGCGAAGCTGATGCGGGTAATCACATCGCAGGGCTGTAGGTTGTAGCCTTTGAGCGCGTTGCAGTACCAAACCCAACCGCCCTGCTGGGGGTCAGTGGTTGGCTTGTGGCTGTAGGAACCCGGCGGCACGCGGAACTCATACGCAAGCCCACTTGGATCGTTCAGTACGAGCACGGCGAGCTTCTTGCCAGACTGACAAGCGGGGATCGCGTTGCCCTGTTGCGTGATCTTCGAGCCCCACACTGCCTGCGGGCAGGACGAGCACAGCGCGCTTTGCGGCACGCGGGCCTGCGAGCTGGGACCAATGCCGTTGTCCGAGAAGCACGTCGGTGGCTCGCCATTGCCAGCGTTCGCAGGATCGAATTGGCCGGCGAAGTACATGCGACTATCGTTTGGGCCGATGTCGGCAATCACCACGTCGATATAAAGCAAGTCCCACGGCTTTTGGGAACCGGCGGTGTCGACCAGTGTGAAGCGATTGCCTGCACGGCTGATCATGGGATGTTTAAGGCCGCCTATCCCTTGGGTAGCGGCCTGTGTCAGATCGCGCGTCGGACGACGAGTAAGTGCGCCTGTCATTCTAACTTCTCCTGACGTTGAGGTTCCAGATATATTCGACCTTGATCCCCGGCGGGGGGTTTTGCTCGTGCGCTTCGATATACTCGGCGACAGCATCCTTGGGAACTGCGTTCGTGATGAAGCCCTCGCGTCGACCGTCGAACACGAAATCCATGAAGTCATCGCGACTGTCGATCTTGCAGCGCATGATCTTCGACTTGTATGCCGTGCCGTAGGGCGTCGGCATGCTCGTGAGCCCATGTTGATTTAGCTGATCAGCGAGCCAAGTTTCCATCGCGTCGAGCGCGCCTTTGTAGGGCGCGATATAAGCATCGAAGCGCTTTTGCTCGGCGTCGATCTTGTCGCGGATAGCAACATACTTGGCAATCACATCGGCGGGTGTCATCACAGCTCTCCCCGGGCAAGTTTAAGCACGAGCCCCTGCATATTTTCGTTATTCGCTAGGCGCTTATAGATTTCGCGCTCGATCGCCGTCGCGGCGAGCTGGATGATCGTAGTGGCCTTTGTCTGACCAGGGCGATCAATTCGTTTGTTGGCTTGTAGGTAAAGCTCCGTCCGATCAGTCGGGCTAAACCACACGATCGCCGTTGCTGCAGTAAGCGTAAGGCCGTGGGCCATTGTCGCAGGATCGGCAATAAGCACGCGGGGGTCCGCTGCCTGTTCGAATGCTGCAAACGTCTCAGATCGAACCTTGTTGCTGACTGCGCCATTGATCACCCGGCATGAATAGTCTTTGCTCAAATCTTCGTACAACATATCTAGAATAGATGTCAATCCGGCGAAGACAATTATTTTCTCATTGCACTGTGACATGACCTCGCGCAGCGCCGCGATGCGCGGAGCGCAGTCGAGTTTGTTTGTCTCGCGCAGCGCCCCACTGCCGGAATAGACAGCGCCGGCTGACATCTGAATGAGCTTGAACCGCAGCACCGCCTCATTAGCAGGCGTTATTTGGTTCTGTTTCAGCATCACCGTGCACTGCCGGCGCAGCTCGGTATAGCTCTTGGCTTGCTCGGCTGACAGCTCGACGTCGCGTAGCTGCACCGTGCAGGGCGGCAGGTCTACGCAGTCGCTGATCTTGAACCGCACCGCGGGCTGCATCAGCTCGTAGGCTTCCTTCTGCGAGCCCACGCGCGGAACCCACACGAAGCGCGACACCTGCGTCATCACGCGATGCTTGTAGCTGGTGAACGTCAGGCCCTTGGCTCTGTTGACCAGCAGGGCAATACCATAGGCGTCAACCGGACCGTTGGGCGTCGGCGTGCCGGTCATCATCCAGAGATATTGCCGGTCGAAGAGTTTGCGGGCCCGCTTGTGCCGGCTTGTGGAGAAGTCTCGGTAGGCGCTAGCCTCATCGACAAGGACCAGTTGAATGTCCGGCCGCAGTGCCAAATGTTCCCCGACCACGTGCAGCCCGTCGTAGTTGATAATGTAGAAATCGGCTGGGGTGTTGAGAGCTTTAATTCTTTTCTCGCGACTGCCGTGCACAATGACACAACTACGTCGACCCATAAAATTCCGAAAGATTTCATCCGCCCACACCCTTTGAAGTGTCGACAGCGGCGCCACGATCAGGCACCGCATGCCGGGATTGCACGCTAGAACGAAGTCAGCAGCCCATAGAGCGGCGAGTGTCTTGCCTGTGCCCATGTCAGACAGCACGAAAGCGCGAGGATTAGCAGCCAGAAAATTAGCAGTGACGCGCTGCGCTTCAAACGGCTTGTATTTGCCGGGCCAATCGTATTTCCATAAGTCAAGGATCGGGAGGGCGGGCAGTCCGAGCCAGCGACAGATTTGGTTGGAGTGGACAGACAGCGGCATGGCAATGTGCCGCGCTGAAACGACACGCGCCTCGGGGATCGTGCTCTGCACGCGAGCAAAGTGTTCTGGTGCATCGTATATCGCCAGATTTCTAGGCGCGTCGTAGAACACGCGCGACTGCGTTAGGGTGCCGTGCATCAATCAACCTGTTCAATCCAGACTAGATCGCCCTTGGCGTTTGCGGTCACGAGCCACGTCTTAGCGCCGGCCGCGCGCATTTGCTTCATCACGGCAGCCTGCTGGGGCGTGGGCTCGCGCACACCAGCTCGCTTGCACTCAATTGCTACCCACGAGCCCCGCCAGCAGATCAGCACGTCCACCGTCGTCGCGCCGAAGCCCCCGGGCACAGGCCAGTATTGATACAGCTCGGGCCAAGTGGACAGCGACTTTTTTAGCTTCGCTTTAACTTTGCCTTCGGGTGTCATGTCCGTGCACGCGTCTCCGCAGTTTGCGTCCGCAGCATAAGTGCGCTGGCGAGTTCAATAAGTTCGGCCAAAAGCGGCTGCGAATGCATCGGTTCCTGCGCCGCCCTAGCTCGCAAGTGGTCGATCTGCTTTGCAATTACGCCGTGGTCGTGCGTCACTGGACGTGCCCGATACTTGCAGTCCTCCGCTTCATGCGGAGCCTTACCGCATTGCGCGCAATAGCCATCAGCCCAGCGTTTAGTTTCTTCGCTTCGGTTGTGTGCATCGATGATCGACTGTGCCCATCTTTGGTCCGTTACGGCGGCGATCACGTTCACAGTGCGGTCGTGAACTTCGTCATCCGTTGAGGGCCGTGGCGGCTGATCGATGATATAAAGCCCGTCGTTCTGCGCTCCGAGATACCAACGCATTTCAGTCTCCTTTGTCGCCAAGCGCCATCGTTCATTGAAGTATTGTACCTTCGGGCGGGAGCACCTGCACAGGTGTGCCGTCTGTCTCATACGCGGCCGCTGCGATGCTGTCCGCCTCGATATAGAGCCCTGGCGCGAACAGGTGCCCATCCGCGCGCATGCTCTTGATCATCAGAATAAAGTTGAAGTTCGCGGGATCAATCACAGGCGTCGCGATCCGCACGCCGTTCTTAAGGAAGAATACAATCTGTGGCTTTTGTGGTTCGGTCATCGTGCGCGCCTCGGGTTGAGTTCACAGCTAAACACGTTGCAGTAGGAACATAATGGGCTCTCGGTTGGCGAGAACCCGTCAGGTCCGTATTTCATACGCTCGGTGATGTCGCGCCGTGCCTTGGCCAGCTCTGCCCAGGTGCCGGCGAAGTCCGACAGGTCGTAGGGCTTGCCTACCTCGCCGTCTTTGAGCCAGACATACCAGCCTTTAATGCTCTCAATGTGCTTATTGTGAGACTTGAACAGAAGCGCGTGCAGTCGCAGCTCACTGTCGTCAGTGTACTTCTTATTCCCGCCCGTCTTCCAGTCAACGAGCGCGGCTTGCTGCGATAGCGGCTGGCCTTCGATAACGACGTCAGCCACACCACGAACCGCAACGTCGGGATCAAAAAACCCGCACGGACTGCCATCAACTTTCATCCCCATCTTTTTCTCGGTGGCGATGCGATAGCCAGCGGGGAATTGACAGAAGCGCTCGTAATGCTCGAAGCCACCGGGCAATGGCGTCCCGCGATGCACGCGCGCGGCAAGTGCATCGTGCGCGGCCTTCCCCCAATCCTGCGCGTCCGATTTCTCGTAGGGGACAGTCTTCGCGATGTTGTAGTGCCATGCTTTCCGCTCGCAGCTCTCGTAGTTGCGCAGCAAAGTGTAGGTCAGCACGGGAAAGGCGAGTTCTTTCATGTCGAAAAAATTCCACTTCGCTAGGGAGTATCATCGTCGGGCCTGTAGGGCTTGGGATAGACATCTTGGTCGCAGCGATTGAAGCGGCGCCCGTAAGTGTTGCACTCCTGCCCGGATATGCCGAGCTTGTATTTGATCGCGTCCGCGGTGTCGCTGATCGCATGCAGCATGAACATTGCTGCCCAAGCGGTGCCGCAGAGCAGGATCACCAGCACATTACGAATAACGCTCACTGATTGACCCCTCGGCATCTAGCGGAATGGATGGGCACCACATCGGCGCGCGCCGGAACTCGGTCAGCACATCCTGCAGGGCTTGCTCTGCCCTGTCAATAGTGACAACAGTCGCATACGCGTCATGTTCGAGCAGCGCCGGCCGGTAGCCATAATTCTTTTCGAGCCTCAATATTGTTTGGCTCATGTCCACGCGCGCGGCGGCTTGGATCAGGTTCTCAACGAAGGCACCGCCCCACAGCGTCGCGGCTCCATAGCGCGTCGCGTAGTGCCAAGCACCCTGCGGTTTGTACTTGCTCGTCATCCAGCTCAATTGCGGGTACATTAGCGGGCAGCCATTCGGCAGCCACACCTTTCCCTTGTCGAAATGGAAGATCGACCAGCTAAAGCCCCGCGTGTCCTCTCCGGTCTGTTGTGCGGCTAATCGGGGCAGGCAGCTCTCGGCGTTTTTCCAGTAGCTGATAACGGCCGGATGTGTAGCGCGATAGAGGTCACGCCATGCAAGTCCTGTTGCACGATCAATTCGCACCGGCGGTCCATATGTGCCTCGTGCAGCGGTTGCAACGATTGTATCAGCTCCTGCACCGTACCCACAGGATAGCTCCAACTGTTTGCCAGTGCCGCGCTTGGTTTCCATTTCTTCTTTGCGAGGGTCATCTTTCTTCGGCTTGTAGACTTCGTGTCCATATGCTGCACTCGCGATTGCTGTGTAAGGGTCATCGCCCCGCTTGAACCGCTCGATCACGTCCATTTGGCCGGCGAGCATGTTCAGATAGCGGCACTCGACCTGCGACTTGTCGGCCTTGACTATCACCGACCCCGCTGCAGCTCGGACAGATCGTCTGATCCCGCCGCCCCGTTTGAAATTTTGCCAGTTGACTTTGTCTCCCCCACTCCATCGTGTTGTGTGAGCGCCACAATAGTGCAGGTACACAGGAAGCCGACCACGCCGAGACATCCAACCAAGACGCTCCGCTCTTGTTTGGTCAATTGTGCTCCGAATTCCGAGACGCGCTTCGACCAGATTTCTTGCAAGCTCGTTGTCATGATCCTCTCCGCTCCATTCCTTCATGAACTCGTCTGTTTTGGCGAACGCATAGGCTGTTCCGGCTTTAGTGGCTTTAAGTGGCGGCTCCACGCCCGCCCGGCGAAGTAAATTCGCAAAAGTATCAGGAGATTGCAGGTCAGCAGCCCCCACGCCCAGCCGTTGAAGTAGCGCATCTTTCTTGTCCCGCTCTGCGATCCAGATATCTGCGAACGATTGCGTGTCGCCCTCGAACACGGGCTCCGTGAACATTCTAATTGACAGGTCAATAACCTTGAACTCTTCGATCGGCATGGCGGGCGCGAGCCTGCAGAAAATGTCCCAGGTCAGCGCTGCATCGTGCAGTCCCCCTGCGGATAAGGCGCGCTGAACTTCTGGCTGCAGCTCGCGCCATAGCTGCCCCTCATTGAAACACTCGTAGGGTACAGACTTAGCGACAAGGCCAAAATGCCGAGCAAGATTGTCCAGGCTGACACTAACATGATTGCCGATAAGAAGCCGCGCCATAGACAGCGTGTCGAAGATTGCATAGGGCCGCACTCCGTAGTGCCAATTGAGAATTGCCGCGTCGAACGCCGCGTGATGGCAGAGCACGGCGCATTGTGTCCAGTCTATGCGATCGAACGTCGGCCTGCATTGTTCAGGTGTGAGCCACAGCCCTTGACCGTTCGGCGTGCGCAGCGCACAGCCAAGCGCGGCGAACTTCGGATCACGAATATACGCCTCGGTGGTCATCTTTTTAAGAGTGTAGTCGCGCTTGTGAAAGCGCGTTTCAAAATCCAGCGTGATAATCTTCATGGTCAATGACAACAGTCGGGGCAGTAATCCCACTCTAGCCCGTGCGGGCACGCGGGGGCATTGTCTTGACATTGCCGCGCAGGTGGCGCTTCCCAGCTAATCAAAACTCGGATAAGCCACAGGTAGACACCGAAGCCGATCGCGAGCGCAATTGAGAGTTCAAGCATGACCGACCCTGATATTTCAATTAAGCTTTTCTATTGTCTCATGGCTGCGTGGGGGATCACTGCTGTGGTCGCCGCGTATCTGGATGACTAGCCACAGCAGCCACAACCACAGCCTGCCTGCAGGTGTTGGCGCCCACTTCATGCGACGAGCCCCCACAGGAACATAGCGACACCGATCACGGCAGCCCAGCTCACGATTGCGAGCGTGATCACGATCAGCACCTTGGCGAGCCCAGGCATCAGTTGTCCCCCGGCGCGCGCGCCTCGATCGCACCAAGGACGCACAGGGCTCCGACTAGGCCTGCGAGCACGAACACACACGCGAGCCCGGTAATTAATATAGTCACTAGAATATCTTCGATCATGTCCAATCCCATTGGTTGCCTGCATTCGCCTCGCACCATGCGCCAAGGCACGCCATGCGCAACTTGCGCCACTCGCGCTTCTGCCGCGGCGTGCGACCTGTCTCATACTCTACCAGCGACGCGACACTGTAGCCTGTCATGGCTGCCAGCCTGCCACGGCTCCAGCCCATGCGCTCGCGCCACAGGCGCAATCGGTCGCCTTCTGTCACGGGATGGATGGTCGCCCTATCCCAAGGCTTGCGGAATTCTACTTCGCTCTCGTCAAGAATGTTGGCCATATCACGTTAGCTCTCTCTTGTTCCAGCAGATCGAACCACTGGTCGATGATATCGTCTCGAGCTTTTAATAGCGCGTTGCTTATCTCGGCGTGCTCTATGTCCCCTGTGCGCGCCAACAGTGAGTTGCGGGTCTGCGCTCGCGCATGAAGCACTCGCGCCTGCTGTGCGAGAAGTTTTAGTTTGAACCCAATTGAAGGCATAGCTCTCCCCTTCTGTGCAGTCCCGGGAGCAATGGCCACATCACTCCCGGGTGGCTGGACAAGCCTTTAGCCTAGCATACTTCGAAGTTTCTCCACGGTTTACGCTACGCGATTACGCAACGCCTTCTCTCGAAGCTCTTTAATTCTCGGGCACATATCGCCCATGCACGTGCCAGTCTCTGCCTGCAGGGGGGCGCTCATGCACGTGCTTCACGACTGCCCCGCCTGTGCGGTCGCTGGTGTAGACCACCATGATAACGCCGCGCGCGTTCGCTGCTTGCTGCGCAGTATATTCTGCTTGCTCTAGTGTCATGGCAACGTGTTCCCATTGTCCCGCCAGATCGGCGCCTCTTTGGTCTTTTTCACGCGGCACAGGTCAGTGTTCTCCCCGAGCTTACCATAATACGCGGCGCCATTTGTAGCGCGGAACCGCACAGCCCGCATGCGATGGCCAAAATTGCTGACGAATGTTTTCACGCTCACGCGATAGGCCAGCACGTCGCCCTGCCAGTTGGTCGCGATGTAGCGCGTGGGATAGAAGGCACCATTAAAGCCCTGCTGGTTAGCCTTCCACTCGGGATTGGCCACGATATAGACAGCCCAGCGATCGGGCTTGGCAGCCCAGCGCTTAAGCTCTGCATCGCGTATCGCGCTATTGCGCTGTGCGTTCTCAGCAGGCTTGACGCTTGTGCCATTAGGCGTGAACACCTTGCCATCGTGCTCGAAACCGTAGTCCATAGCTCACTCCTATTTGCTGGGGCTGATCCCAATTACCAGTTGCCAAACGCGCTTGGTCACGCGCATAGTTCTCGGCGCGACTGTGAACGTGTCAGGCAGGAAGCGATGCCGGTACACCATGTAGCCCTTGCGAGCCTTGTCTGCACGGGCCCGGGCTTCGGCTCGCGCCTGTGCCTCGGTGCTGATTATCATCGGTAGAACGTGGCGCCGGGATGGCGCTTCAAGAGTTCCAGTTTTGCTGCAGCACGATCGCCCGCGCGAAAGAAAAACTCAATCGACCCGCTCTCACAACACGCCCAATAGAGCGGCCAACCGTGCCCCCAATACGCGCCACCACGATCATAGCCACCTTGATTTAGCGGCACGCGCTGCAGCGTGAACTTGCGAGTGGCGTTTGGCCACAGCGAGGGATTGTCCTGCCGGCCCATGCTGGCGCCGCGCTTAGGGTTGCCCATCCATCCCGCTGCTGGTAAGCGCGGCATCACACTGCCTCACACTTGAAGGGCTCGAACGACCAGATATGCATCCCGGGCTCGCTTAAGCGCTTGACGTGCTCGGCGCAGATTGGGAACCCGGCTGAAGCCGTGAACTTGATCGCACGCCCGTGGAATTGCTCGATACGCTCGCCACACTGCACGCGGCCGATCGCCTCGTTATCGTCGCCGGTCGGCACGCCGTCGACTATCCACTTGATTTGACATTTCATCGGGTGTTCCTCCGATTGTCGATCGCGACTGCGATCAAGGCGCCAAGCATGAAGGGCGCACACCATGCGGCAAAGATCGCGCATGTGATCAGTGTTGCGGTGTTGCTCATCACAGCCACCAATGCCAAACGACCAGCGCAACAACAATCCAACTCGCCCACATCATGCGGCGGTCGTTACGCATCTTGCGTTCGATCAGCGTCATGACACTACGCTCCTACGAACACGGCAAGGGCGAACACGATCGCGCCTGTTGCGAAAGTCACTAGCGCGTACTCAACCAAGTCCCTAAGCATGACACTCCCCCGTTCGATGCACAGACACTACTAGATAGTGCGAAACATGTCAAGAGTTAAGTTGCGGTGCTGTAGAATTAAGTGAGGCGCATTTGCGCGCCTCGATTAAACTCACAGCGCCCAAGGGCGCGGGCCGTTGAAACACCACACTGCCGAGCGCGGTCGCACATATTGGTCTGCCTCGGCATCATAGGCGATGGCGCCATCGGCCAGCAGTTGCGCCACCATCGCGTCAATGGCTGGATCACGCTCGGGCGCAGGCACAACGCAACCATCGGCGCGCAAGGCATAGACAGGCGCGGCGGGCTGTGCGGCCTTCAAGCGTGCGTTTTCAGCGCGTGCCGCTTCAAGCTCGCGGGCGATGTGCTCGCGACGTGCTCGCCTCTCATCCTCGGCGCGCAGTGCTGCAAGGTCCAGCGCTTCTAAACTGCAGGGCGAGGGCGCCGGCTTGGCGACCGGTGCGACGAACGTTGGCGTGTAGAACTTCGGCATGACACTATCTCCCATCATCAGGCGGCGCCTAACGCCGCGACAGGAAGGGCGCGAGCCCTCCCCGTTTCGGGATTGTCAGGCGTCGATCAAGACGCGATCCTTGATCCTCGGCATAAGCAGCCCCATCGCCTTGCCTTTGAGTGCTGCACCGCTACCGAACTGAGCAGACAACACCTTGGCCTCGCCGGCATGCTCACTCTGGCGCGTGCCGCGGTCGTGGTCAACGTAGCGAGTGATGGCCTGCAGGGCAGCCCAGGCCGTGCCTTTCTCTGCACCCTCGCGCACGCTGGTGTGATAGGCGCGTGTAAGATCTGAGAACTGATTAAGCTTGCGGGTGCTCAAGTCGCCCTGTGCTTCGTTCGGGTCGATGTCGAGTGTGAGCTTGAAGAACGCGCTTATTTCCTCCCCGCTCATGTGATGGGCTGCCATCGCGTCGCCCATAGCCTTGAACTGCACGACAGACTGTGCAAGCTCGGAAAGCTCCTGCCCAACCTTCTCGGCGTTGAACTTCGTATTGTGGCGCGTGCGCACCGTCGCGTTCTTCCCACCTGCAAGCGCTGCGTCGAGCGTATTGTTGCAGACAACCCGCACCATCGACATCTTGTTGATGGTTGCGCCTGTGCCGTCGAAGGTTGTCGTCATCAGCACGCGGGCCAAGTGCCGCTCGCCTGCAACAGTGACGTCGCCGTTGTAGCGCGCCATGGCCCAGATAATCGACCCGCCTTTTAGCGACCCTGCAGTGTCACTGTTGCAGCGGTCATCAACCGAGATGTACTTGTCGAACCACGCGAGCACGTCAGCAGGTTGCACGTTTATGTGACGGTCCGACAGAGCGGGGCTGATTACCTCTGCAGTATCAGACCGCGCATTGAAATAAAGCCCAGTGTCGACCAGCCTGCGGTCTGCAGGCATGTGTGCAAAGTCAGGCCCCTCCAGGGCTGCGAGCGCGGGAACTTTGACTGCAGTCCAGTCCAGCCCGGCAGCCTTGGCCCAATCCTGCAGGGACATGCCAGCCTGCATTTGACTGCCGAGCCCATGCCAAATCGCGCCTCTAGAGCCCAGGAAGGCTAAATTAGCGCGATTGTTGCTCATGTCGATGTTGTGAGCCATGACTTAAGTCTCCTATTTTAACCGGCTAGCGGTTTTAAGTTAACGGCGTCTCGCGCCGCGCAGTAAGGATTAGCACTGCGCTAAATAGGCGTCAACTAAAATATGTAGTGGCAAGCAATTTATTTTAGCGCTGGTCTGCACGCACAGCTAAATTTAACTTATCGCTGCTAAATTTAAGCTCGGCGCTTAGGACTAGACACGACTAGACATTAATTCCTTTTGTGAGCCGTCTAGTTCTAAGTGGTTGATTTCGGCTCGGAATGCTCGTTTGTTCATGTAGTAGTATTTTAGGTCCACATATGAGAGAGTATTATATGGGTCTTTAGCCCTATTACTAATTATAAGTTAAAAGTTATAACTAAATATAAGTTAAAAATCTCGCGTCGATATCTATTTTTTTGAAAAAGACTAATACTACTACTACTAGCTCTAAATTGTTCTGCCGCTGCAGGATGATAGCGCGAAACGTTAAGAAAAGAAATGAGCCGCGCCTATGATATCGTTACGATAGTACCTTTAAGGTCTGTAGTGGCAAGCAATTGGCCATCTAAAACCTGTCTAGTTAACAGTCACTGTTAGTTGCGCGCTAACAAACGCTAAAAGCGCAACTCGGGGATCGAATGGGGGGACGGGGAGAAAAGAAAATTTTGGCGACGTCACTTCCATAGCGCTTCTAATTTTGAAAGCTTTATACCTTAAATACTACTAGTACCTTTCCAACCTTATACCATTTACCTTTACCTATTACCCCCGCCCACGCATTATAGCAGCGATTTGACTTTTCCAACCGAGCGCTACATGCTGTGCTTAAGGCCCGGTGTTGGTGGGCGCTGCAGGGAGAGACACATGGTTGAGAATACAGCTTTCAATGAGAGGCTGCGGGAGCGCGTGCAGGCTGCAGCGGTGCAGACCAGATACAAGATCGTGCAGCGCACGACGTATGAGCTGCAGCGGGTGGTCAGTTCACTCAACTCGCTGACCGGGACCATCGACGGGCGCGTCGAGACAGTCGCGACAAGCGCGAATGCGATGAACCTGTACCGAGCCGGCTGCGCGCTGTCGCTGGCCGACAAGTGCGACGGCCCCGAGTGGCACCCCGGGTGGGACGCTTGACAGCCGGCGGGGATCGTGATTGCTTAGCAACCGTTCCATGGTGGAACGACCACACGCTTAGGCTCTGGTTCACTCCGGCTTAGGCTGACCGTTCGGTCCTCTGTTGAGCGCCTCCCTCGCTGGTTGTCTTGGTGACGGCAGCGAAACCTTACAGGAGCTGTTGCACGACCCCGATACCCTCGGAGTTAGCCCCCCAGCCCGCAGCAGCTCCTGTTTTTCTCTTGGTGGAGAGAACCTTGGACCCCGCCCAAAACACGACAAACTTCGACCCCCTGCCCGAGCCTACCGGCGAGCCGATGCTGCGGTATTTCACGTACTCGCACCTGCCCGGCTCGCTGCAGGACGTGAGCAAGCTATTTCACGCGTGTGCTATCGCCATCGCTGTGAGCTTGCCGCGATCCGCGGAGCGGACGGTGTCCTTACGCAAACTACTCGAAGCGAAGGACGCGGCCGTGCGTGCCGCCGTCTTTGACAGTCCCGCGCAAGGCGGTGGCTGATGGACATCGGTGCTGCGCTCACAATGCTGCGCGCCGGCCGACGCGTCATGCGCGACGGTTGGAACGGCAAAAACATGTACCTCGAATTGCAGGTGCCCGACGCGAATTCGAAGATGACGCTGCCCTACGTGTACATGCGCACGGCGCAGGGTGATCTTGTCCCCTGGCTCTGCAGTCAGACCGACTTGCTTGCGTTCGATTGGCGCTCCGCATGAATTGGATACAGCTCTCAAGCTCGAACCTTGACGCCATGCGCTACGATCCCGAGACGCAGGTTCTCGAAGTCAGGTTCAAATCTGGAAGGACTTACCCGTTCAATGGCGTCCCGCAAGCGGTTGCCGAAGGGCTCGAAAGTGCGTCGTCGCCCGGTTCGTTCTTTGCGCAAAACATCAAAAACCAATTTTAATCATCCTGCATTGCGTCGGCTCGGGTTCAAGGTTCTCGACATGGACCTCGGGATTTTTCGCCACCAGATACGCGTGCTGCTTGGCCCAAGCACGCACCTGCAGGCTTACGTTCGACATGAGTTTGGTGAACCCGACATGGACTGCGAAGTGGGTGGGCATCGCGGCATGGCGTTTCTGAAAACTGGCCACGTGCCGATCGTGTGGTTGCCGCGTTACCCGCGAACGTCGCGTGAGATTGGAACGCTGGTGCATGAGCTGCTGCACGCGCTTAGGCATATCTTCGTGAACGTGATCGGGTTTCCGTTAGATCGCAACACGGACGAAACGTTCTGCCACGCGCTGAGCTACACGACCGAGCGCGTGCTCGAAGACCTGAAATAACAGCGCACGGCTGCCAATAGCCTGCAGCTATAGACAAATCCTGATGACCCCCATAGGTTGAGGGCAGCTCCAATCCCCTGGGGAGGCCCCATTGTGTCAACTGACGAATACGAACGTGACGCGGCGCAGTCGCGCAAAGAACTCAACAGCAAGGCTGAACGGCTGATCCAGAAGGCCGATGCGACGATTGTGGGGATTGCTGCAATTGAGGCCCGCCAGCTCGGGATTGAAGACCAGATCAAGGAACAGCGGCGGTTCGTTGAGAACGAAATCCGCGACCTGAAAAACGAGCAACTTGCGGATTTGCGCACATCGGTCCAGACTGCCGACCGCAAACGCGAGGAATTGTGGCATGTGGTGGACAACCTTGTGAAAGACTTCCACAGCATCGACAAGAAAGTCGCGTCCTTTCAAGCGGGGGCTTACGTGTTTTACATCGCGCTCGTGACCGCTGCAGGCGCCGCCGGGTTCTTCATCAGCACGATTGTGCAGGCTGCGAAGCTTTTCAAATGAGCGACCTCAAGGAAGCGCTGACTGAGCTGTTCAATGACCCGTGGGTAGCGCACAAAGTTCTCTTCGCACATCGGCACCCGAACGCGACGCCGGCTTTTCACGTCGACATCATCAGGGCTTGGCATTCGGAGCACCCTCGTGTCCTCATCAAAGCGTTCCGCGGCGCGGCCAAAAGTACGATCGCCGAAGAAGCAATTTGCGTTCAAGCATTGTTTCGACAATTCCGGAACGGCATCATTCTTGGCGAGACTGTCGAACGAGCGATTGAGCGTCTACGTGCCATTAAGCACGAGTTCGAGACGAACCCAATTATCGAGCAGCTTTTTGGGAACATGGTTGGCTCGACGTGGACTGAAACTAAAATCATCCTCGCGAACGGTGTTATCATTCAGGCCTTCGGGCGTGGGCAGTCCTTACGTGGTAGTAAACATTTGGATTTCAGACCTGACCGGGCGTTCGGCGACGACATCGAAAACGAGGAAAGCGTCGCGACCGAAGAGGCGATAGCGAAGTGCATGCGCTGGCTCATGAGCGTGGTGATCCCCGCGCTTGACCCGAGCGCGACCGTGCGGATCAACGGCACGCCGCTGCACCCCAAGAGCGTGATCGAGCAGCTTTCGATGCAGCCCAATTGGCAGGTGCAGACCTATCCGATTGAGTATGTGGATGCCGAGACGGGCGAAGCAAAGTCTGCGTGGCCGTCGCGCTTCCCGCTCTCGTGGATCGAGACTGAGCGCGGCGTCTACAAAAAGCTGGGCCTGCACGACAACTTTGAACAGGAGTTTATGTGCCGAGCCGAAGACGCGAGCATGAAGCCGTTCAACGAGGGCATGTTCCGCGTCGAGCCAACGGTGCGGACGTGGGAAGCCGTCTATGCGATGTACGACCCTGCGCGTACTGTGAAGTCTTCCTCGGCCTCGACCGGGGTTGCGGTTTGGAGCTGGATCAACAATCGCCTTATAGTTTGGGACGCCTACGGCGTGATGTGGAAACCGGATGAAATAATCTCGGACATGTTCCGGGTTGACGAGCAGTGGGGGCCGGTGACGATCGGAGTTGAGCGCGATGGCCTGGAAGAATTCATCTTGCAGCCGCTACGACAGGAACAGCTCCGACGAGCCTACTCGATACCCATCCGACCTCTGCGCGCCCCGAAGTCGAAGCTCGATTTTATCAAAGGGCTACAGCCGTTTTTTAACGCGCGCGAAGTCATCTTCGCGAAAGACCTCCCCGATGCGAAAGAGCAGTTTTTGGGTTTTCCGACTGGTCGAATTGACGTGCCTAATGCTCTTGCTTACGCTCTTTTGTTACGCCCTGGCGCCGCTATCTATGACGATTTCACTCACGCCAACGTCGCAGATGGGCTGCGTCGAGTGGGTAGGGAACCGGTGTATCTCGCTGTCAACACGTCCAACATCTACACCACCGCAGTTTTAGTTCAAATCATCAATGGAGGCCTGTATGTCCTTAGAGACTGGATCAGAGAAGGCGATGCTGGTAGCTGCCTCGCAGACATTGTTGCCTCCGCAGGAGCAGAGGCAGAGGGAGCCGTTCGTGTCTGTGCCGGCCCAAACCATTTCCGTGACAATGACACTCTCGGACTTCGAGCTGCTGCGCGCAAAATTCCCGTCGACCTCCGTCAAGGTTTCTCAGAACTCATCGGGCGCGAAGAGATACGCGCTTGCCTTACAAGGCAGTCCCGCGGCTATCCAGCGCTGCGCGTGAGCCTACAGGCGAAAGGGACGCTGAACGCGTTCACTGCCGGGTTCTGCAAAGAGATCAGCAAACAGGGCGCGCTGACCGAGTTTCCGGTTGAAAACGAGTACCGGGTTCTGATGGAGGGGCTCGAACACTTCGCCGCCTTGTTGCGAGCTGCGAACGCTGCTATGGATGACAAGATTAACTACCAGACAACGTCGGACGGCCGGCGTTACATTAGCGCGCTCGTGAGGCGATGATGGCGAAGTCACCGGCGGAAGTGGACGAGAAGCTCGGCGAAGACGATGACGACACCGAGCTTGACGCTGCCGGGAAAAAGGCAGTCGAGAGCCGCAAGGACAATCTGGTCAACAAGGCCGGTGTCAATGAACAGCTCCTAGACCTCTTCGCCGACGTCACGCAAGGCTTTCAAGACCAGCTCCACCGGTCGAACGACCAGATGGACTTTTGGGATATCTATAACTGCCAGCTTACATCGCAGCAGTTCTACTCGGGCACGTCGCAAATCTTCGTGCCCATCGTGCACAACGCGGTCAACGCGCGTAAGACCCGCTACGTCAACCAGATGTTTCCGCGCTCGGGCCGGCATATCGAGGTGACCTCGGATGACGGTACGCAGCCGGATGCGGTCACCGCGCTGTTGGAGCACTACATTCGCAAGGCCAAGCTGCGCACGAAGGTCATGCCGGCGCTGATGGTCAACGGCGACGTTGAAGGCCAATACAGCCTCTACGTCTCGTGGTCGGAGACGAAGCGCAACGTCACGTGGCGCGACGAAGATCAGCCCGAGTTCGAGGATACCGGCGAGCCCAACACGGTTGCTGAACCTGTGCTGTCGATCCAGCAGGAGGAAGTCAAAGAGGGCTTCCCGCTGGTCGAAGTGATCGCGGATGCTGACCTGCTGGTGCTTCCGACGACGGCCGACAGCACGACCGAAGCGATTGCCTCGGGTGGCTCGGTGTCGATCATTCGTCGCTGGGGTAAGGGCGACATCCGGCGCATGATGCGCGAGCGTTGGATCAGCAAAAAGGCGGGTAGAGAGCTGATCGCCGGCATCACGTCGCTGTCATCGCGCGACCCCCAGCATGTCGACAAGTCAGCGAAGATGGTCGACGCCGCTGGGATCATGCGCCCGGACATGAACGGGCCTGCATACGCGCAGGTCTACGAGACGTTTTCGACCCTTTTCGTGGGTGGCAAATGGATCCTGTGTCGGGCCTTCTACGGTGGCGAACAGAACTTGCTTGGCGCGCAGCGCAATCCGCTTTGGAGCGATCGTTTGCCAATTATCAGCGCGCCCGTGAACAAGCTGCAAGGCGTGTTCAAGGGCATCAGCATGATCAAGCCCTGCGCGACAATGCAATACGCCGCCAACGACGCGGTCAATGAGGCTTGGGACAGTGCTGCCTACGCGCTGATGCCAATCATCATGACCGACCCGAGCAAGAACCCACGGATCGGTTCGATGGTGCTGTCGCTCGCCGCGGTGTGGGAGTGCGACCCGCAGTCGACGCAGTTTGCCGAGTTTCCGCAGCTCTGGCAGCACGGGTTCGAGATGGTGTCGGCCTGTAAAGCCGAAGTGCAGCAGACGCTGTCCGTCTCGCCGGCAGCCATCGCGCAGGGACAACAGGGCCGGCTGGGCGGGGCGAAGCCTACGCAGGCCGAAGTCGCACAGTCGCAGCAGGTCGACATCCTGACGACGGCCGATGCGGTCACGATCGTGGAAGAGGAAATGCTGTCGCCGCTCTTGGCGCTTTTCCTCGAGTTCGACCACCAGTATCGCGACCGGAAGCTGACCGTGCGCAGCTACGGGCAGATGGGCCAGAAGGCCAACATGCAGGAAATCCCGCCGATCCAGATGGACAAGCGGTATGTGTTCACGTGGTCGGGCGTCGAGCAAGCCAAGAACGCGCAGATGATCCAGCAGCAGATCGCGATGATGAACGTGCTCCGCGGCATCCCGCCCGAGCAAATGAAGGGCTACCAGATCAATCTCGTGCCGGTCATTCAGAACGCCGTCGAGAGCGCATTTGGGCCGCAGCTCGGGCCGCTCGTGTTTGTGTCGCCGCAGGATCAGGCGCCCGTGCCGGCGATGACTGAGAACGAGTTGCTCGCCGCCGGGTTCGACGTGCCGACGCATCCGCAAGATGACGACGCGATGCACATTCAGGCTCACATGACGCTTCTCCAACCACAAGCAGGAGCCACCGGTGGCATCTCGAACAAAAAGAAAATCCAGCAGCACATCATGCTCCACGTCCAGCAACAGGCACAGAAGCAAGCGGCGGCGCTACAAGCCCAACAAGCGGCCGTTATGGGCGCTGCCGGCGGACCTCCGGGCCTTGGCGGTCCCCCTGCAGCGGCCGGACAGCCCGGGATGGTGCCGGGTGCTGTTGGAGTGCCTGGAGGGGCTGGCCCTGGAGTTGCGGGGACACCTCGACAGGGTGCGCAGCCCGGACAAGCCACGGGGGGCCAAGGGCCGCCCGGCATGATCCATCAGGACCAGATGAGCGACCCGAGCGTGATGCCGCGGCTTAAGGCCGTGTGATGCCTTTGCTCGCGTTCGTGGTGGCGGTCGCGTGCATTTCCCCGTTCGCTGATGGAGGCACCGGGACGCGATGGTCGATATTGAGCATTACGGTGCCTTTGGTTTTGATGATGACGCGCCCCCGCGCATGGACGATTGGGGACTTGCTGGGGCTCCTGTTTTTATGTTGGGCGTCGTGTTCTCTGCTGTGGACGCCAGGAGTAGGACAGGGATTGTTTACGCTGTGGAGCTTGGTTCTGTTCTTCACGATCGGCTGGCTACCTACATGCGCAATGAGCGATATATACAAAGGGTTGGGGCTGGGACTGTCGCTAAACGGGTTGATTGTAGCCTTGCAGGTTGCTGGCTATCATCCGGTTACTGAGGCGATCCCGCCGGCAGGGCTGTTCTACAACAAGAACGCGGGAGCCGAGATGACGGCACTCGCGCTAATCGGGGTTCTCTCACTCTCATGGCGATGGTGGCTCGCATGCAGTCCGATGCTGATCACGTTGCTCGCTTGGCCGGGGAATACGTTGTCGCGCACGCCGCTTATTGCCCTGGGAGTGACCGGCTTTTTCTGGACGTGGCGACGGTCGAAGCTCTACGCATCCGTGGTTGCCCTATCTGTGGGGCTGTGCTTCGTCTCGTTTGTGTTGTTGCAGAGCCGAGCCCCGAGCGCGAACATGCGCATGGAGCTGTGGGGCGACATGATCCGACACTTGGGTTGGTTGGGCCATGGGGTAGGCTCGACTGATTGGTTCTACCCGTTCATGGAGTTTGCCCACAATGACTTCCTCCAAATCGCCTTCGAGTTTGGCGCTGTTGGCGCGGTTCTGTGGGTTGGGTTTATCGTTTGCTGTCTTGCTGGTCCTGTGCGTGTCGAGAGCTATATTGTCATCGCTTTCCTCTGCATGGGCGTCTTCGCATTCCCGCTTTTCATGCCCGGGAGCGTCTTTGTTGCCGGTCTTGCCGCTGGCCATCTTCTTCGCCACCGGCGTCCTGTATTCGATATCATGGTTCTACGCGAGCTGGACGATTTACGAGGCAGTGAGCACGCCGGGCACGATCGAAGAGAAGATAGCTGGGTACGAGCGCGCGGCTTCGGTTTTCCCCATTAAGACTGCCTACCGTCAGCTCCCCGCCTACACGCTGACCTACATCGCTGTGGGCATGGGGATAGCCGAAGCCCGAGAACCTGCTATAAGAGCCGTTCGGAACGCTTTGACGTGGAACCCAAATTCCTATTATCTTCGGCACCATCTTGAGAGGATGCAGCAATGAAACAGTTCCTATGGATGGTCGCCGGTGCGTTGGTTGCTGCCGCGGTGGGCTCCGCGGTTGGGCAGAACCAGACGACGCCGAATGTGATCCCTGGCTGCATCTACAACTCGGTGCCGCCGACGCTCGCCGATCGCCAGCAGGCTGTGCTGCAGTGTGACGCCAACGGCAACCTGCGGGTGACGGGATCGTGAAAAAATTACTGCTGGCGTTCTGCCTGATCGCAGGTGCTGCGGTAGCGCAGACGCCTGCGGAAATTTGGGGTGGGCTCTACAATCTCGTGCGGCCGACGCTGGCCACTCGTCAGCAAGCCGTGTTCCAGATGTCGAGCACGGCGTCGCTGCGCCTAGCGGTGGCGGCGTTCGACCCCGCCGCGCAGACCCTGATCAACGCGATGGTGCCGACGCCCCAGCTCGGGCGCCAGCTCCTGATCAATCGCACGATCGTGGCGCTCAAAGCCGGCGGCGTGTGGCCATTGCTTGACGCGCTCTATCTGACTGCCGCGGCCAGCGAGCAAGCCGCGCGGCTTAATTGGGTAAACCCTGCGACGTTCACGCTCACTGCTAGCGGATCGGTGGCGTTTCAGGTTGATCGCGGGTTCACTGGTAATGGTGTGAACAGCTACAACAATACGCAATTCACTCCCACAACGGCGCCGTCGCCTAAGTACGTGCAGGATAGCGCGCACCTGTCGGTGTGGTCTAACACTCCCGGGCCTCTTAACCCCGTTGACATGGGCAACTCGCAAGCGTTTTTGCAGACGCAACTGGTGGCGGGGAATATCTTTCGCGCACAGATAAATGCGGGGGTGTCGCCGTCAAATTTTACGACACCTAACACCGCGGGGCATTTCATAGGCCAGCGCGTGGATAGCGTAACCACTACTGGTTACTTCAACGGTACTTTTCTCGGGTCTGGTGCGGGGCCGAGCCAAGCGCTCACTGCTACGGCTATTGCTCTTGGGGGGCGCCCCTTCGGTACGCAATCATTCAGCACGCGCCAAATTGCAGCGGGGTCTATCGGTGCGTCGCTCACAGCGGCGCAGGCGAGTGCGTTCTACAACGCGCTTGCCGGCTACATGGCCGGCGTGCAGATGGGCTACGACCCGGATGCGAAGGCGATCATTGCAGCGATGGTGCCGACGCCTTCGGTGGGCCGACAAGCCCTGATCAACAGCACGGTGGTGCAGCTCAAAGCTGCGGGCATTTGGGACCAGCTTGATCTGCTGTATTTCTTTGCCGCGGCCAACCAGCAGAATGCGCTGCTTAATTGGAAGAACCCGGCAACTTTTACGGCGACGGCAGTGAACTCGCCAGCGTTTGCTGTCGATCGTGGGTTCACGGGCAACGGGGTAGATGCGCGCGTAGACAGCAATTACACGCCTTCAACTAACGGCGTTCAGTACACGCAGGACAATGCGTCGCTGTGGGGATATTCGCTTACAGCAGCCACAGGGCAGGTGCATGACATGGGGCGCATTACTGTCCCTGGTATGGCAATTATCTTGCGGGCATCGTCGGGAAACACTGCTGCTTTTGCAAATGACGGTACGCAAATTTCGACTAATCCAACTCCTGACGGGACGGGTCTTTGGGGCATTCAACGCAGGGGCGCGACAGATAAAAGATACTGGCGCAACGCCGCGCAGATCGGCGCAACACTGACGACAGCTTCGACAGGACTACCTGCGGGCACGCTTTGGTTTTGTGGGGCGTCCGCGTCGGGTGCGCCTACGTTTTCCACTAGACAGTTTGCATTCGGCGCTGCGGGGGCATCATTGGTTGGTAGGGAAGCTGCGTTTTACAATATTGTCCGCAGTTATTTGCTTGCGGTTGGTGCAGCATCAGTGGGGGATACACCGTGAAGCGACTTCTACTCGCCGCTGTCCTGGCGCTCGCGCCGTTTGAAGTCGCCCACGGGCAGAATACGTTCTTTGCTGCCAGCCCTGGCGACATAATCTATCGCGGACCTTCCGGGTGGGCTCCCGTGCCGGGTGCGCAGGCGGGCGCGATCTTGCAATCGCAAGGCCCGACTGTTGCACCTGCATGGACGTTCGACCTGTCGTCGGTGTCGCAGCTCAAGCTGCCGTTCATGACCACGAACACCGTGCTCGGCAACGTCACCGGTGGCACGGCCAACCCGACGCCGATCACGCAGACGCAGTTCCTCGATACGCTTGGGTACGACATCGTGCGGCCGCCGGTGATTGGCGGCATCCCCATGAAGGCGACGTTCGGCGTCAACGGCTCGTGGCAGGTGCTGCAACCCGGACCGGCGGGATGGGTGCTGCAGTCGAATGGTCCCGGTGCTGATCTTACCTGGGCGTTCAATTCAACCACCGCGACGCCGGGTGGCGCGGGCCTGTGCTTGGTTAGCACCGGGCCGACGACGCCGCCGGTCTATGCCATTTGCCCGATCACGTCGGCGAACCTGACAGCAACCGCGCCGCTCGCGTTGAGCTACGGCACGCCGACGAACCTCGCGTTGACGGGTATTGTTGATGTGCCGCACGGTGGCACGGGCAACAGCTCGCTTACGAGCAACGGCGTGCTAATCGGTGCTGGCGTCGGTGCAATCACGACCAAGACCGGCACCAACGGACAGGTGCTGATGTCGGTCGCTGGCGTGCCGACGTTCACGTCGACGCCGTCGATCGCTACGTCACTGACTGTGCCGTCGATCACCACGGCGGCGATCAGCACAGCGACGATGACCGCGACCAGCACGGTAGCTACTGGACCGCTGACTGTGACCGGCGCTGGTTCTGTCTCGGGCACGTTCGCCTCGGGACAACAGACGATCACGGGCGCGCAGTTCACTACCGGCAACGTCAATTCGAATGGGATCATGACGGCGTCGACCTCGATAGTCGCGCCGATCATTTACGGTGGCAGCGCGGTGGGCTCGACGCTCGCGCTCCGTCCGACCTCGGGCGCGGGCTCGGGTGGTGCGCGCGTGAACGTGCAGGCTGGCACGAATGGTGCGCTGCAGCTCGCCGAGTTCTCGGGCATCACTGCCTCGTCCTCGCTGGCGCTCGGCGCTTCGGGCTCCGTGGCGGGGCAGCTCTTGCTCAATGGCAACACGTCGGGCGCTGTGACTATCCGGCCTACGCCTGCCGCGGGCAATTGGCAGTTCGTTTTGCCAACTACGCCGGGCCTGAACAACCAAGTGCTCACGTCTTCGGGCGGCGGCACGATGACGTGGTCGACGCCGGCCGGCGGTGCTGCGCTTGTGTCGCTGAACCCCAACTTCATCAACGGGGCTCTTGTCACTTCTGCGTCGGCTGGTGCGCTCACGATTGCCGTTAAGACCAATGCAAGCGGCGGTGCGTCGGACCCTTCGGCGGGTGACCCCGTCACCGTAGTGTTTAACAACACAACCGCGCTCGGCAGCGGCGTGCAGACGATGTCGCTTACGGCGGCGACATCGATCGTGATCCCTTCAACTGCAACGATGGGCTTTACCGCTGCCACGGCCGCGCGCTTGTGGATAGTTGGTTTCCGTGACAGTTCCGGGCCGACGTTCCGATTGGGCGTGTGGAACGGGTTCGACACGATTAATATTTTTCCGCTGATCGAAGGGCTTGGCACGTCCACCACGATCAGCGCGACAGCGGACAACGCGGGGATTATCTACTCGAACACCGGCGTGACGAACATGCCGATGACCATTCTTGGCTACATCGAGTGGAATTCTTCGGGCGTTGCTGTGCCGGGGACGTGGACGACTACGAACCTGTTTAAGACACAGCTCCTGACCCCCGGGACTAAGTTGCCCGGTGATGTGGTGCGGTCCTATTATTTTCTTGACACGACTGCGTCGGCGACTAACACCCTGACTTACGCGGCAACAAACACCACACAAGCTGTGATCTTGTCGAGCGCCGCGAATGTTGTGCGCCTGCAGGCAAATGGAACGCTGACGACTATTAGCACAGATCAAGCTGCGCAGGCGACGCTGTTCCGTAATGGTACGCAGATTGGTAGCGCAGTGGGGCTGATGTCGGCTTTGCAGGTGGCGGGCTCGCCGACGCTCACTCAGGTAGACATGCCGGCGTCTATGTTTGCGCAGGATTTCCCGAACACGATTGCTTCAACTACGTATTTTGTGGCAATCTTGAGCACTAATGCGGGCTTTAATGCTACGTGGAACGTAGCACCGGTGTCGAACGCCATAATTACAATTCAGGAAATCATGCGATGACGCTGACCCCGCAACAAGTTGCAGGTGCGTTCCGTTGGATTATAAACTTCGGTGGTGCGGCATTGTTGGGCTACTTTGCTGCGCGCTTGCGTTTGACGGACGATCAGGTGAAACAGCTTACCGACCTGTTGACCCGCCCGGACTTCTGGATTTCGGCGTTTGGGGCAGTGTCGTCGGTGGCGGCGTTGATCAAGGGTCTATTCAGTCACAACAAGACGAATACAATAGCCGCCGCAGCTTCTCAGCCCGAAGTGAGAGCTGTCGTGACGACGGAGGCAGTCGCTACGAGTGGCGCCCTCGCCGAAAATCCAAAGGTCATTTCACCCGTAAACGCTCCCGACGCATAATCGGATGTGCTCCCATGGCAGCTCCTAGCTATCGTTCAATCTGGCCGACCTACTCGCAAGAACTCGACAATATTAAATTCACGCGCCCCGCGTCCGCGGCCGCTGCAGCAAAGAAGCTGCTGGCGAACAAGGACAAGTATCAGGCGGTCGAAGCCAAGACCGGCGTGCCTTGGTGGTGGATCGCCTGCACGCATAACCGCGAGAGCGATGCAGACTTCTCGACGCAGCTCGCGCAGGGTGACCCGCTCAATCGCGTGAGCGTCAACGTCCCGAAGGGTCAAGGCCCTTACTACGGCGACGACGCTTGGGAGCGCGCGGCGATCGTCGCGCTTGAAGATCACAAGCTGAACAAGGTTGTCGACTGGCGGCTTGAGAAGGCGCTGTATTGGTGGGAGAGCTTCAACGGTTGGGGCTACTATAACCACGGGCGCCCTTCGGCCTACGTGTGGGCAGGCACCAGCACCTACGATCCGCCGGCCGGACCCGGCGGCAAATATGTTTCCGATGGCGTGTGGAGCGGCTCGGCTGTGGATCAACAGCTCGGCTGCGTCGCGGTGCTTGCAGCGCTGATGGACCTAGACCATAGCATTGTCATTGAGCGCGAGACGCCCGAAGGCGTGGCTGACGAGCCGAAAGAGCCGACGCCCGTGCAGCCCGCGCCCGTAGTCCCAACGCCGGTCAATGTGCCGGCGCAACCCCAGGAGCCTCCCGTGTCTACTCAACCAACCCCGACGCCTGTGCCGGCGCCAGTCTCGCCCGGCTTCCAGATCGACGTGCAGAAGATCAATGGTTTCATCGACATCGGCTCGAATGTTCTGAATATGATTTCGGCATTCGTCCCGCAGGCTCGGCTCGCACAGCCGTTCGTGCCCATCGCAAAAGAACTTGTGGAGTTCGTCGGCGAGATTAGCCAGGGCAAGGTCACTGCGGCTAACGCCTTCACCGTGATCGCAGGCCACCTGCACGACATTGGCGACCAGCTCGCTGCAGCCGGCGCAGCGCTTAAGGCACAGAAGGCTTGAAGAGGGCACCACGACCTGTCGGTCGCGGAGCTTGATAAGGCGACGTTCGACAGTCCGTTCTATCGGAACCGTGGCTAATTGACATTGGCCACGGCTCCCGCTTAAAGTGCGCTCTCGACTGGTGACCGTAAGTCACTGACCCGATTGACGCCCGGAAGGCGTTTTCGTTTTGCAGACGTAATCTGCTGGAGAGAGTGATCATGCCGAAGGAAATCGCAGATGAGCAGGAAGAACTCCGTCGACGTCAGGCCGCGAACGACTCCGGGCAAAGTGACGATGCCGGCGGGGAGGAAGACGAAGGGGGGCACGACGACGATGAAGGCACTCCCGCCGAGCAGCTTGGCGGGGAAGAAGGGGATGGGGAACAAGGCGAGCTAGGTGGCGATGACGGCGACGGCGCCGATGACGGCGACGGCGAACGTGAGCGACGACAGCCAACGCGACGAGAGAACCGGGTAGCCCGGCTTGCGGAAGAGAGGGCTACCGAGCGCGCCCGAGCAAACTTGCTCGAACAGGAAGTTCAGAGGCTGCGATCCGCCGAGCTACAGCGCGGGCAGCAGATGACGCAGGAGCAAGAGGAAGCCCGGTTGGCTCTCATGTCTCCCGAAGAGAGAATGGATTATCGGCTCCAAAAGTCGGAGCGGCTCGCGCAACAGAGGGAGGCCAACCTACGGCGGGAAATTGCGATCGGGCAGGATGCAGCTTCGTTCAACGCGAAAGCGCAGGTTCACCCGGTCTACAAGAAGATGCAGGCAGTAGTTGAAGCTGAATTTCAAAAGCTGCTTGCTGCAGGAACCCCCGCTGATAGGGAGACGATCATGAAGTACAAGCTTGGCGAGCGAATGCTGGCGGATGCCGAGAAGCGCGGTGGCAAGGATCAACGCCGCGGGCAGGAGCGTGTCGAGCGTGAACGGACGGGTCCGACCAATGGTCGGGGTGCCGTACAGCCGCAACGCGGTGTGCGAAACAAAGACGAAAGCGCAGCGCGTAGGGCTCGGTTGGAGAAGATGACTTTCTGATTGGGCAGTAGCCCGATCTATCATAGGAGAGGGCTACCATGGCGACTAATCAGGCGTCGGGCTTTACCGCCGACATCGTACAATACATCGCGGAAGAGACGCTACCACTCGCCCGGCGACAGCTTGTTGTCTATCGCTTCGGCGACCCGCTCCGTCTCCCCAAGGGCCGCGGCACCACCTATACCGCGACCCGCTACCTGCGCGTCCCCCTGCCGTTCGCGCCCCTGTCGGAAGGCGTCCCGCCGATCGGCGAGACAATGTCGATCCAACAGGTGTCGGCCGTGGCACAGCAGTGGGGTGACAAAATCACCATCACTGACGTCGCCGAGCTGACGATCTATCATCCGCTGTTCGAGAAGGCGATCGAGCTGATCGGCCTGCAGATCGGCGAGACGCTCGAACGCAACACCTTCAACACCCTCAACGCGGGTACTCAAGTCAACTTCGTCAACTCCCGCGGCTCGCGCGCCAACCTGCAGGCGGGCGACGTGATCAACCCGTTCGAAGTCACTCGCGCCTACGCGCAGCTCTACACCATCGGAGCCCCGCGCTATAACGGCGATGAAATGACCGACATGAAGCTCGACGCCGACGCCGGTGGCGCCAAGGCTTCGAGCAACCCGCGGTCCATGCCTCACTACGTGAGCGTCATGCATCCGTTCCCGATGGCCGATTTCCGACAGAACAGCACGGTGCAGACCGCGTGGTCCTACTCGGACATCAACCGCCTCTATAACTTTGAGGCGGGCGAGTGGAACGGCATTCGCTTCGTTGAGAGCAACATGGTCCCGAGCTGGACTGGTGTTGCTGCGCAGCAAGGCACTCCGGGTTCGGCCGGCGCGCTCGGCACGAACACCATGTACGTGCAGGTGACGGGCTCGGACACGCAGAACCAGTTCGAGAGCCAAGTGCTGCAGATCAGCAACGCGATCAGCGTGGTTGGCCCGAACGGCTCCATCCAAGTGACCGTGCCCTCGACGGCCGGTTACACGTGGAACGTCTACATCTCGACCAGCCCGACCATGGTTGGCAGCTCGCTTGGGCTGTCGGTCTCGGGTCCGACCACCGGCCCCCTGCAGGGTCAAGCCGTGCAAATCCCCGGCGGCGCGACTGTCGTCATCACCGGGCTCGGCACCGCGCAGCAGCCGCCGGCAGCTCCCACGACCGGGATCACCGTCTACCCGACGTACATCTTCGGCCGCGGCGCCTACGGGCAGGTCATGCTCTCGGATGCCGAATTCACCTACCTGACGGACGCGGACAAGTCTGATCCGCTCAACCAGCTCCGGATCGTCGGTTGGAAGTGCTTCTACGGCACCCTGATCGAGAACAACCAGTTCTTTATGCGCGTGGAAAGCACCAGCGCGTTCAGCTCGACCTTCGGCTAATCCGTCTGACGACGCCTTCCCCCGGGGATAAGCCCCGGGGGCCATTTGGGAGGCAACGATGGCGCTTATTACGCTCGGCACGAACGCAACCACGACCCTTAACGCGCTTGTCTGGAACCCGGCATCGGCCGCGGCAGACGTGGCGCAGATCAACAACAACATCAAAATGCAGAACGCCGTTGGGAAGCTTATTCCCGGTGCGTTCGCAAAGAACGGCCGCCTACAGCTCCCCGGGCGCCGTGGGTTCATCCTCTTGCTGCCCGGCGATTATGTCGCCTATGATGGCGCAGGATGGCCCATCGTGGTTTCCGCCTATTCGATCGCCAATGGTGGCGGTTGGACCCATACGTAAGGTGTCCCATGGCAGACAAGAAAGCCCCGCCGGCTAAAGGGCCTGCGAAGTACGACCCGAAGCTTGACTATGAGCTGTTGCTGACCGCTGATGAGCGCGCGGCGATCGAGCTTGAAGTCGAAGCTGAAGAGAACGAAAAGCTCAAAGAGCTTGCTCGGGTGCAGTACAAGGCGGCGTTTGCTGCCAAGAAGGCTCGCGCGCTGGGGCTTCTCGAACCGCAGGTCACCATCACGATCGACCTTGCCGAGTTCGCCAACGACGTCCGGCTCGACGGCGTGATCTACCAGCAGGGGATGACATACACATTCCCGGCGTCGACCGCGCAGTACGTGTTGCACATGATGCAGAACACGTTCAAGCATGAACGCGAAATCAACGGCAAATCCGAGCATGACCGTCGCCGTCCTCGGAACATGACGCTCAACGCGCATGACGTTGCAACCCCAGCGACAGACTTAAACGCGAGGTAAGATGAAAGAGACCGCTGTGGTGGCATCGGAAATCCCGGCAATCGGCATCACCTACCAGTTGGAATTGCCGGGAAAAAAGGGACTGACGTTTCAGACGCACGTTGCACAGACCGATACGCAGGAGAGTATCGACAAGGTTGTCGACAAAATCCGATCGGTCGCTGAACGCCAGTTCTGGTACAACATGATCGACGTGCTGACCCGGGAAGCCGAGCAGCAGGAGCGGATCGCGATTGACCACCATAATCGGGTGGTGGTCGTAGAGCAGAACAAGGAACGGGAGTGGAAAGCCAAACAGAAGCGCGGCGAGCCCACTCTGTCCACGACTGAGATAACGCAGCGGCATCAGGCCATGGCGAACGCCGAAGAGGCCAAGCGCCGAGCGCAGACTGCCAAGGATGACTTGCGGAAGGCTTACGGAAAAGCCGGGGTAGAGGTTCCAGCGGAGTTGAAGTGACCGCCGCCCAAATCATCACTATGGCTTTGCAGATCGCGAAAATCCCTGGCTACACCAGCCAGGGATTAGTCATGCTGAACGCGATCTTGCTTGAGCTGTCGCAGGACTACGATTTTGAAGTGATCCGCAAGTCGGCTTACTTCAACTTCAACACAGCCGCTGCAGGCAACGGCTACTCGGTAGCGAGTGGTCCGAACGTCATGCCGGAAGACTTCATCCGGCTGCACCGCAATGGCTCGTTTTATTACATCTCGAATGTTCCTTACACGCTGATTGGCGTTAAGCAGGAAGAGTTCGACAGTTTCGTGCAGCAGGCGGGGCTGCAGTCCTACCCGTACCTCGCCTATGTCGACGTGACGCAGATCGTGGGGCAGGAGCCCGGGCTGTACGTTTGGCCACCGGCCTCGGGCGCCTACCCGTGCACGATCCGCTACAACGCGCGCCAGCCCGACATCACCGACACTGCGTCGACGCCGTGGTTCCCCAGCTCGTCCTACCTGATCACCCGGCTCGCGGCCGAGATGATGCCGTTTGCCGGCGATGACCGTGCAGACGGTTTCCTTGGCAAAGCCGAGCTGCAGCTTCGCAAGTATCTCAACATGAAGGATGACCCCGAGACGGCGCCCAAGCGCGTGCTGCTGGATCGGAAGTTCTTTGGCCAGAATACAGCAGCGCTAAAGAACACGAAGCAAATCGGGTGGTGACCCGTGGCGCTCCGTAACTCCAAGCCTCTCCCCTTCGCCCCTTCGGGCTGCACTGATGCGCTCGATAGCAGCGACGTGCCTGCGGGTTCGATGGCTGCGCTCACGAACCTGATCCCCGACCCGACGACGCGCAACCTGTTCCAGTGTCGCCCCGCCGCGTTCCAGCTTAACGAGGGCTTCGGCCTGTTGCCTGATGCGGGCTTCATCTCGGTGATGAAAGTCGTGGGCAACCGCGTCTATGGGATGGTGGCAACGTCAACTATACCCGGGCGCGATCAGCCGTTCTGTTATGACATCGCCGCGGACGCGTTCGTGCCAATCAGCGGAACGCAAGACGCGAACACCCTGCCGGTTAGCCCGTCGCCCACGGGTGAGTGGCAGCCGCCGATCATGGACACGGTTGGCAAATATGTTGTCGTGGCACACGCGGGCTTCGAAGATGCTGCGCTAAAAGTGGCGGGGCTGATCGACATCAGCGACCCGGCTGATCCGGTGTGGTCGATTACTGATGGAGACGATAGCGGTAGCGGCGAGCCGTTTTTGTTTGCACCTATTTCTGTCGCGGCGTTTGGCGATCGGGCGTACTACATGGTCCCCGGCGCGACTGCCCCCGGCAGCATCGTCCTGCCGGCAGTTGTGTTCTCGGACATTCTTGATCCAGCCAATAACAATATAACGATTAGCGCGGTCAATTCGAATGTCATCACGTTTGACGATAGCGTGGCGCTCACTGCGTTTGGTAAGCAAGGGCTGAACAACCAGCTCGGCGGCATCGTGCAGGCGCTGTTCGTGTTCAAGGGCGTCACGAATATCTACCAGATCACAGGCGATCCTCTTGGTGGTGTGCTGGTTGCAAACCCCTCGCCGCCGCCCGACCTAATTCCTGTCCTACCCTCTGGTGTCGCCCCGCTGCAGCGCAACGCGCTCAACGTGGTGACTGGGACGAATGCGCCGCTGTCGGTGTGCTCAACGCCGAAGGGCATCACGTTCATGTCGCCCGAAGGCTTCCGCCTGATCGACACCATGGGCAACGTGGGCGACCCGATCGGCGTTGCAGGTACGGGCGTCACGGTGCCGTTCACCTATTCCGTAGTGCCTTCGCGCGTGGCAGCTTGTGCTGGCGGCAACACGCTGCGCATCTCGACGCAGAACGGGTTCGCGCCGGGCACGCCCAATGAAGAGTGGTTCTTTAACTTCGCGCGCGGTGTATGGACTGGTCCACACACGTTCCCCAGCTCGCTGATCCAACCCTACAATAACACGTTCATTAAGACGCCAATCGGCGTGCTCGCGACGCTGTGGCAGTCCGACGCCGCGCAGGTTCTCAACAGCACCTATGTCGAGAACGGTACGCAGCTCACGTGGCGCTATCAGACGTCGCTGCTGCCGAATACCGACCAGATGTGCCAGAATAATATGATCGAGACGACGTTCACCTGCGCGCTCACAGCCGCGGCGGGGCCAGTTAGCTGTTCGGTGCAGGATCAGGATGGTGTTGTGCTCAATAGCGTCACGATCCCGCAGCAGGGCGAGGCGACGCTGTGGGGGCAGTTCCAATGGGGTCAAGCCTCTTGGCTTGGCGCCGCGAGCGCGTTACAGCCGCGCCAGATGTTTTGGACCGCGCCGATCGTGTTTCAGCGCATGGCGTTCACTGCGGTTGGCCAGTGCGGGCAGAGTGTCCGCGTCGGGCGCACCTACTTCCGTTACGAAATGCTCGGCTATCTTCTCCCTTACCCGGTGTCAGCATGAAGAAAATTCTCGCCTGCCTAGCGGCTGCAGCTCTACTCGCCGGCGCCTATGGCGTGCGGATCGTGAACGCAGGCATCACCTGCACGCTTCCGTTCCAGCTACAGAACAACACCACGGCCGACGCTACGCAGGTCATGGCGAACTACAACGCGCTGGTGACGTGCTTCACGAACGCCGCGGCTGCAGGTGTGAACAACGACATCACCGCGCTGATCGGCTTGACCACGCCGCTAGCGCCGGCCTCGGGCGGCACGGCGAGCTACTACGGGACCGGTGGCGGGATCGCGGCTTCGCAGTCGGTGGCGTCGCTCGCGCCTACAGGCTTCACGCTTGCGACCGGACGCCGGGTCACGTTCAAGCCGAGCGTAACGAACGTGTCTGCGGTCACGCTCAACGTGAACGGCGGCGGGGCCGTCGCGGTGTGGCGCAACACGCCCTATGGGGCTGGCCCGACTGTCGGTGGCGAGCTGACAATCAACACGATGGTGACGGTGGTCTACGATGGCACCCGTTGGGTCATCGAAGGCACGATGTTCTACCCGGGCACGATCGCTGACTTTGCCGGGCCTGATATTAGCATCCCCGCCGGCTGGATAGTCGCGCAGGGCAGCACACTGCCCGTTGCAACCTTCCCGCAACTCTACGCGGCGCTCGGCAACACCTACGGCGGGGATGCCTCGAATATTGGTATCCCCGACCTGCGCGGCCGCGGCACCGCCGCTGTCGACAACGGGTCAGCGCGAGCCACTAACTGTGGCGGCGGCACTCTCGCGGGCAGTTGCGGCGTGGGTTCGACGGCGCTCTCGAAGGCCATGATTGATGATTTTGTGCTCAACACATCGGTGCTTGGGGTGTCGATCAGCGATCCGGGCCACACGCATGACATTTCGGCAGCCACTACACCCGCCGGAGCTATTACGGGCTTTATGCAACCCTCGACCAGTTCAGGGCTCGGCAACCAACCCACGCAAGCCGCCGCTACTGGTATTAGCGCGAGCCTGACAGGCGCAGCGTTTACCGGCGGCGGCGGTGCGGGCCTAAGTCTTTGGACGCCGGCCCTCATTGTCCAGAAGATCATAAAGCTGTAGACGAACAAGGAACTAGGCTCTATCCTTCACCCCGGACACGAAGTCCACCAGCTAGGAGATCACCATGTTCAAGCGACTTCTCTCGACGGCCGCCGCGGTGCTCTGCGCTGGCGCGATTGCGTTTGGTGCCAACGTCCCGCTCATCGTCGGGCCAGTGCCCGCTGCGGACGTCCAGTCCTTCCTCAACCAGTTGATCACGTCGTTCAACGGCGCAACTGGCAAGATCAGCGCCTCTACGCTGTCTGCCGGTAATACGGCCACGACCGCAGAGGTAACCCTGCAGTCCTACACTGTTGCGCCAAACCAACTCGCTGCCGGCGGCGACAGCATGCGCGTCACCTGCTGGGGCACTGCTGCCGGCGGTGCGGCCAAGACCGCGAGGCTCTACTTCGGCGCCTCTGTGATCACCGCTTCGTCTTCGGCCGGCGGTCAGTGGCAGCTCTCGCAGGTCATCACGCGTAAGTCGGCTACCACGCAAGGCTACACCGGGCAGGGCATCTACAACGTCTCCCCGTCCGTGAACTCGGTTGACGGTGCCGAGACATTGACTGCCGCGGTGCTCGTGAAGTGCACCGGTCAGTCTGCCGGCGGCGCTGCCAACGAAGTGATCGCTAACGGCATGGTGGTCGAAGCGCTCAAATAAGGCGCTGGAACTTTTGAAAGCCCCGGGCGTCTTCTAGGCACCCGGGGCTTTTCCACAGGAGAATGGCCATGTCGAAGCTCCCCTTCGCGATTGCGCAGCAGACCGTTCACGTCAAGCCTGTCGAGGACGATGACAGCGCGCCCACCATTGACCTTTTCTTCGAGGTGCTCGACGCCGACACCACGAAATCCCGCATCACCCTGATCGGTAAGGACGGCGCCGACGATGTCGTGCTGACCTTCAACCGCGGCGGGACGCTCGTGTCGACCGAGTACCGGGCACAGCCTGACGAGAGCAACGGCGCTGCAGCAAACGAAGCCCGCAACGCGCGCGACATCGAACGCATCCAGAAGGCCAAAGAGGACGTGGCCAAATGGGACGAGGAGCGCCACAGCTATGAAGGCGATCCGCGCAACGCCCCGCGCGAGCCCGATGACCTGACCAAGGCCCTCGCAGCGATGGAGCTGCCGGTCGACACCGATGGCAAAGAGCCGACGCCAGCTAACCCGTTCGGCGGCGCGCGCCTGTCGGATGGCCCGATGCGGCCGGATGAAGGCAAGCCCGAAGATGACCCGCGCCGCGGCCTGCCTGCCGGCGACACTGGCGACGCGCAGCGCCCCTCCGGGTTTGAACGCAAGCCCGACAACGTGGTAAACACCACCACGTCAATGGGTGCAAACCAGACTGTGGAGCAAGCCAATGTCGACAAAGGTAAAATCAACCAGCCTGCTTGAAGGCTTGACTGATCGTTCGCCCTCGGCGTCTGATGCGAGCACGAAAGTGCCATCAGGTGCCGGGAGCGTAAACGACAATGCAACACGTTCAGGACTTAAAGGGGCGACCGTTCGATCCCCTGGACCTCGAAACGCCTAGCCTGCAGTGGGAGCGCCTTGGCCCAATAGCCCGGGAACTCCCACCGCTTTTTAAGAAGCACTACGACGAGCTGGCGACGCACAAAGACGCGATCCAGCTCGAACCCGATTGGGACAAGTATTTCGCGCTCGATTTCGACGGTAACCTGCGCATCCTCACGGTGCGCGACAACGGGATGCTCGTCGGCTACCTCTTCCTGATCGCCGGTCCGGGGCTCCACTACGCCACGACCCTGCAGGCACAGGTCGATATGTTTTGGCTCGACCCGCTCTATCGCGCCGGCTGGTTCCCCATCACGATCTTTACCGAGCTGCTTCGCTACTGCCGGGAGCTTAAAGTCACCCGGCTGTACGCTTCGGAGAAGCATCATTTTGAGCGTGACCGCGGGGGAGTGGGCATGATATTCAAGCGGTTAGGGTTCGAAGTTCAAGATATAGTTTGGGCCATCCAATTGAGGTAACGCCATGGGCGGGACGCTTGGGCTAGTCAGTGCAGGCGCAGGCGCTATCGGTTCATTGTCCAGCCTCTTCGGCGGTGGCGGCAACAAGGCCCCCACTGCCTCGAACGTCGCGCCCGCCGCGAACCCGTGGGACGCGCCCTATGTGAACGGCCAAGGTGGCGTCAACGCCGCCGGCAGCTTCGTCTCGGGCATCCCCGGGCTCTCGCAGTACAACCTCTTCCCCCAGCTCCTGCAGCAAGGCCAGCAGGCGACGTCCGGGCAGGGTGTCAACAATCCCGGGCTCCCACAGTGGATGCAAGGCGCGCAGACGGCTGCAGGCTACGGCGGGCAGGCCGCAAGCAGCGCCATGAACGTCGGGCAGGGACTGGTCGGCACGGGTCAGTCGCTCCTGCCGTGGGGCAACCAGCTCCTGCAAAACGGGTTCGACCCACAGAACGCGCTCTATGATCGGACTTCCGGGCTCGCCTCGCAGGGCGCCCGTGCCGGGCTCACGGCCCGCGGGCTCGACAGCTCGCCCTACGGGGCAGGCGTTGAGGCGAGCGCCATGAACAACTTTAATATCGACTGGCAAAACGCCCAGCTACAGCGCCAGCTTCAAGCCGCGCAGGGGGCTAGCGGGCTCGCCAGCGCCAGCGGGAACTTGCAAAACATGGGCGTGGGGCTGCAGGCGCAGGCGCCGGGCATCGCCTATACGGCCGCGGGCATGCCTTATCAGGTCGGGCAGGCTGCAAGCAGCGACAGCTTGGGTGGGCTCTCGCAGCTCGGCAACCTCTCAACGGCCGGCGGCAATCAGGGCACGCAACAGCTTCAACAGTGGCTCGACTACATCAAAGCGGCCACTGGCACGTCGAACGCGGCAACCAATGCCACGAACTCGAACGTCGCGCAGAACGCCACGAACTTTAATCAGAACCAGCAGCTCTACAACAATCAGCAGCAGGCGGGCTCGCAATTCGGCGGCTCGCTGGCTGCGCTCGGCAAAAACTGGCCGTCCGGCTGGGGCTCGCCGTCCACGTGGTTTAGCGGGGGAGCGGCCTAATGGCCTTCATGGGTGGACTAGCCGGGCTCGGCGCAGCGCCGGGCGGCTTCGTGGACATGACCCGCAAGCTGACCGAAGAGGATCAGCGCCAGCAGGAGCTGCTACTTGGGCAGGACAGGCACCAGCTTAATCAGCAGTCGCTTAGCCGTGGCTCAATGGGGCTCGGTAGCCAGCAGGACGAGCTGGAAGGAACCGCGGCGCTCGGCCGGGCCCTGGCGGCTGCAGGCATGAGCCCCCAAGCGCTGACCGGTGGGGGCGGGCCCAGCCCGGGCATGCCTGATGGCGCTATGGCCCCTGCCCCGGGTGCACCTAGCGGCCCCCCACAGATAGGCCCATCAGCGGGCACGCCACCGGGTTCTCCGATCGGGGACCGGTTCGGGCAATGGGACCAGACCACTACACCGTCCGGCGCCCTGCCGGCGACGCGACCATCTGCAGCTCCAGGCGGCGGGCCACCACCTGCTGCCGGCGGCACTCCCCCGGGGACCAGTCCCCCCGGCACAGGCGCACCCGGGGGAGGGGCCGGCCCTGGCATGATGTCGGGTGGGTTTGACCTCGGAACGGTCGCCTCTAAGATCTTAGAGGCGAACCCCGGGATCGCCCAAAAGAACCCGCGCGCGTTCATGGCAGCGCTCGAAAAAGCCGCGCCGCTATTGAACCAGCAGGCGAAGATGGAGCTTGCCCAGGCTCGCATTGAGCTACAGCAGCGTGGGCTCGACGTGCGTCAGCAGATCGCCGCGGACAACAACCAGTCGCGCGCAGACATCGCCGCGGGCAACAACGCCTCGCGCGAGGGGATTGCCGGCGGCAATAACCAGACGCGGCGCGATCTTGCCGGGCCTGATGTCGTGGCAATCCAGCGCTACCAGCAGGAGAACCCGAACGCCACGGCCGCGGACATCGCCGCTTACCGGCAGACGCTGCGCACGCAAGGCGCCGAGACTGCAACGTCGATTAAGAACCGGGAGCTAGCGAACAAGTACGACGTTGCTACCGGGCAGATTGACGACGCGCTCGACCTGATCCGGAAGGGCTTCAAGAACGGCGAGGATGTGACCGGCGCCAAGGGCCAAGCGTACCGGCTCAAAGAGATTGGCACGAACCTCGCCGGCTGGTCGGACCAGACGCAGGCCAATCGCTTTGAGACGATCATTAGCCAGTTGAAGCTATCGACGCCCGGCTTGCTCACGAGCGGCGGGGGCAAGACCAGCAAGGACGAGCGCGCGCGGATCGACAAGATCGTGCGGGGCCTGTCGCTTGGCGACACCAGTCAGATTACCGTGGGCGACCTCAAGTATCTGCAGGAGAGCCTTAAGGCGCTGCGGCCTGTGAGCACGAACCAGCCCACACGCGCGCAGAGCCCTGGCGGCATCCCCACCGGCGGCGGTGCAGCTCCCGCGCAGGGTGATGCAGCGCTACGTGCAAAGGCGAAGGCCCAAGGGTATAGTGACGAACAGATCGACCAGTTCCTAAAAAATAGGAAGTGATATGCCGCGGGAAAGCCTCGAAGAAATCTTCGGCAGCACGGCAACTCCAAAGAACGAATTTTCGGGCGTCACCAAACAGGGGGCGCCCGATGCGCCTTACTACGTCCCCACGGGCGCAGGCACTCCGGGCTCGGAAGGCACGGGCACCGGGCCGAAGCAAACTCTCGAGGAAATCTTCGGCCCCGCCCAGCCGGAAGGCTCGGTTAAGGCCACGTCGCAGAAGGGCGCCGACGTCCTGCAGGGGCTGACTGCGCTCGACCCCGACGTCGACTATTCGAAGCCCGCGCCGCTGACCGTACGGTTCAACGTCTCGCGCGCGAGCAATCCAACCGAAGTCGAAGACTATCTCAAAGGCCAGTATGGCGAGGGCAACTTTCGACAGGACGGTGCGGGCAATTGGCTCGTGCGGGAGATGAACGGTTGGGTGCCTGTCCATCCCAAGGGTGGCCTGCAGAACGTCGCTACCAACGCTGCGGTCGGCATGGCTGCCACGGCGCCCGAAGTGCTCGGCGGTGTCGCTGGCGGCGTTGCCGGCGGTGCGGTCGGCGGTCCGGCCGGCGCGATCGTGGGCTCGGGGCTCGGCTCCGGTGGTGGCAAGATCGCGAACGAGGCAGCCAAGGCTGCGCAGGGGTTCTTTAACAAGACCCCGGGCGAGGCGGCCGGCGAAGTCGGCGCCGAAGCTTCGATGGGCGCGGCGTTCGCTGCTATGCCTACGATCGCACGTGCGCTTATGAATTCCGGGCGCGGCATGGGCGCGGCCGTGGGGCGCTACGTCGGGGGCATCTCCCCCGAGACACGTGGCACGCTGCAGGAGCTGGGGCAGTTTGCCGACGAGACAGCGCTAACTGATCCCAAGCTCGGCAATGAGCTGCGCAAGGTCGCGCCGCCGATCGGCGGGTACGCGCCGGGTGCCACGTCGCTTGAATACGATCGTACGCTGCGCAACTCGCTTAAGGGCATGGACCCCCAGGCCGAGCGGCGCGGCAAGGTTATCGACGCACGCATGGGCAACATGCTCAAGCAGTTTGGCCTGCCGGACGACGCCGTTGCCCGGGCAGTCGCGGATATCAGCGACACGAGCAACGCGCTAAGTGGCAAGCAAGTAGGCGAGGCCCTGCGGGGAGCTGTGCGCGGCCGCGAGACTGCACTGCTGCAGGAGGAACGCGCTAACAAAGATGAGGCTATGGACATCGCGCGCCGCAGCCTGCAGCAGATCACGGACCGCACCCGGCGGCCGCTCGGTAATCTCGGACAGGACATCGGCGCGCACGTGACTGGCCTGCGCCGGGCCTTCTCGGCTGACATGAACCGCGCCTATCGCAACGTCACAGCCATGACCGGGGATCAGCCGGTCGTGCGTACGGATGACGTTGCACGGGAAGCCCAACGGCTGATGGAGACGATCCCGCCGGAAAGCGTCCCGCCTATCATCCGCCGGCTGGCGCAGCGCATTGAGCCCGGGATTGATGACGCGCCGGTGCCTGACGCGCCGCCTATGACGTTTGAAGAGGCACACAACCTGCGCACCACGCTGCGGGAGATGGCGAACACGGTGGACCTGTCGCCGATCGGCGCGCGTCGTGGGAACCTGTCGCGCATGGCGGGGATGCTTGACGCTGCCATGGGCCGCGCAGAGGGACAGGTAGGGCAGGACGCGGCGCAGGCGCTGCGCGAGCTTGACCGAACCTACGCTGCAGGTATTCAACGCTTCACTAACTCTGACGTGAACTCGCTGATCCGCGACATGCGCGACGGCCGCACGCCGAATGCCGGCGAGGTGGCGAACCTCCTGATCGACAAGGGCTCGACCGACGCGACCCGGCAGGTGTTCAGCATGCTTACGCCTGATATGCAGACGCGCGTGCGCATGGCCGACATGAACAATATGTTTGGCGCTGCAAGCCGGGTGGCGAAAGACGGCCGCGAGACGCTCGACGGGTTGGCGCTGATGCGCATGCTCGACAAGCGCAGCGACGTTAACGAGTTCCTTTACCCGCCCGGTTATACTGACGGGCTCCGCAGGCTTGCCCGGGAGTTCGCCGCGATCGACGGTGACCTAGACATTACGGGCTTGGCGCCGGGGCAGGTGCGTAGCGCGCTCGAACGGGCGATCGGCGCGCGCCGAGCTCTGGATGAAGAGGCGGCCAAGAACCCACTGTTTGCGATGAAGTCGAACGACCCGGATATGGTCGACGCGGCCGCACGGGCGATCCTTAAGCCGGGCAGCACGGCACGGACGGAAGAGGCTTACTTCGCGCTGAACCCCGGCGCGCGCAACGCCACGATGCCCGTGCAGGCGAGCCCCGAGTGGGACGCTGTGCAGAAGTTTGCCATCACTGACCTGCTCAAGTCGGCGGTGCGGCCGAAGCAAGGCCTGCAGAACCGCAAGGTGCTTGGCGGTGACCTCGAACAGACGCTCGCCGGATATACGGCCCGGCAGAAAGAGCTGCTGTTTGGCAACCGCCTGCCAGACATCTTGAAGCTGGCGAAGGAAGCGAAGTTGATGTTCCCCGAGACTGGCGCGGGCTCCAATGATTTTGGCGCATCGCTCGCGGCCGCCACGATCAAGGGCAACATGCCCTGGACGGTCATGCCCTACGCTTACCGGATGGTGGCAGGTTGGGTTGCCGATCGGCCGCAGCTCATGCATTGGCTTATCGGCGAGATGGACCGCAGCCCGATCAAGGGCCGCGGCATCTTCAATGTGCTGCTGAATTTCGCGGCCGCGAACTACGGGAACCACGCCAAGCAAATGCGCGAACCCGAAGCCGGCATCATGCCCGAGCTGCAGCCTACGCAGCCGTCGTTTCAGCAATTCATGGGCATCCCGCCGACGCCAACTCCTGCGCGCTCGAAGTCTTACGGGGGGCCGCTGTGAGCCCACGCGACCGCATGGCCGCCGAGCTGCACCGGTTGGCCGCGGCAGCCCCGATCCATATCGACGCCACCGACCTAGATGCCCCGATGGAGCTGCCGCCGCTGCTCGACCTGCGCCGGCACGAGCCCGACGCGCAGCTCCCCGCGGCCGCGGACGATATCGAGGATGAAGACCTGCAGCCCGTGAGCCAGCTCACGCGCGTGGTCAACAAAGCGCTCAACGCGCTCGAAGACATTCTCGACGCCGACGCACAGAAAATGGACACCGACGAAGCGCGCGCTATGAGCGTGCGCCTGCAGGCCGCGCAGACTGCGCTGAATGTGCAGGCCAAGGTGGATGACACCATGCTCCGCGCGCGGCAGCTCGACACTCTGCCGAAGCTGTTGGAGCTGATCCGCGAAGCTAAGAAGACGTCGCCTCTGCAGCTCGAAGCACAGAGCCTCGAAGCTGCAGAGTGACCGTTTGACGCTTTACTGCGGTCGGACGGTGACCGAGCTGTTCGGGTTGGAGTTGCTGTTCACAGTTTGGCTCTGTGTCCCGCAGCCGATGCTGATCGTGTAGCTCCCGCTCCAACTGAGCGTGGGGAACCCGCTGGCATCTTCGACGCCCATGCCGTTAAACAAGATCGTGCTCGGCAGGTATTTGTTGCAAGCGGAGAGGAACCCGCCAGTCTCATAAGCCACAACAGGCGTTGTGAACGTGCCCATGTTTGATGCCGAGTTCAGATACAGGTTGGAGCCAACCTGCGAGCCGCTAAGGTTGAGCCCGACCGTCCAAATGCCCGAGCCATCCTTGGTCATGAAGCCCTGCAGACCACCACCGACAGGGGTAACAGTGTTAAGCCCTTGCGTGAACCACCAGCCCATTGACGTGCGGTACAGCCAATTGGAGCTAACCCACTGTGTTGGCACCGATGGACCGTCCGACGCCCAGCCCGTGCCGATCGTGATGACCGGCTGCAGCAAGTCGAGCCCGCCGCCACCGCTCGGCGTGCCCAGCAAGCCGGGCCACACCGCGTTCAGCTCGTTGGGCGAGCCTGTGGGGTAGGAGGGCACGGGGAAGTTGGCGTAGAACGCAGTGAGCGACGGCGTGCCGGACACTGCGCAGTCACGCGCGCTGACCCAATTGCTCGTACTCGGGCCTATTGCTGCCTTGTCTCGCCGCGCTTCGAGGAACGTTTTGATGTCCTTGGCGTGCTTCTCTTTGTGATGGCCGATCCACTCGATCGCCTCTTTCGTGGGCTTGACCACGCGCTTAATGTCGCTGTGATCTTTCCGGTTCATAAGCACGCCGCCCAAGCCTACGGCGTCCTTGTCGTCAATCGCGTGCACCATCCAGCCATCGGGCACATGATGGCACAACGACGCCGGCACCTTGCCGAAACCGCCCGGCACGAGAAGATGTTTCTCAGACATTCGTCACTCCTGTTTCGTGTGATCCTGACAAAATTCAGGCCCCGACATTCTGCATGTCGAGGCCCTTTTGTCTAGCCGCTAGGGCTGGTAGTTACTTCGCCTTTGCAGCCTGTTTGCGCTCGGCTTGGACCTTTTCGTACCACGCGAGATTTTCCTTCGTGGTTTCCGGTCGGTCTTTCGCCGACAGCCCACGCGTTTCCGCGTAAGCCTTCGCAGGGTTTACTTGTCTCGTGTCAGTCATTTGCAAACCTATTTAGCTAGAGGGGTTGACGCTACGGGCTTACCAGTTGCCTGCAGCGTATGGAGCGGACGACGCGTCGGACACCGGCCCAGCACCGTTGCTGTTCATCCGGTTGCCGACGTAGGTCATGCCGCCAACACCAGCAACAGCCACGAGCCCGTACCCGGCATTGCGTGCCAGATCGGCGCCGATGACAGACCCGTTGCCGCTTCCGAACAGGATGCCATGACCGGCAGTCGAGTTCGTGTAAGCCCCGCCGGTGATCATGGTGCACGGGCCGTCGTTGTGCAGGCCC